GTTAAAATCGGGCAAATTCGGGATTAGAAAGATTAAATCCGGACTGTATGAACTTGATGGTGATACTGAGACTGAAAGCGGAACGGTAGTTAATTTCGCAGAGTGGCGTGCCAAGAAAATGAAAGAAGATGCACTGAAGTCAAAGCGTGAGCGTGAAATTCTGGAAGGCACTTTGTTAAGCCGTGATGATGTCCTGAAACAACTTGGAACAGCATTTCATACAACGAAAGCAAGTTTATTAACGATACCAAATACGATTGCCGGAATTGTGGCAGTAGAAACCGACGCCAATGTCTGTAAAGAAATTATCGAAGGAGCAATTCGGGAAACTCTCGTCGATCTCAGGGGAACAATCCTTAGAAACGGATTTGCTCAAGATACTGACGAAGCTTCCGCCGAAGCTGACAGTCGCTCAATGGGCTGACGCCGAAAGAATGCTGACGCGGGAGAGTTCGCCTTTCGCTGGAAAATGGAAAACTGAAAGGGCTGAATTTCAACGCGGTATAATGGACACATTCAGCGATCCGAAGGTGGAACGCATCGTGTGCATGACAGCGAGCCAAGTGGGGAAGACTGAAATACTAAACAACATTTGCGGATATTTCACGCATCACGATCCTTGTCCGACTCTGGTTTTGCAACCGACTTTAGAAATGGCGAGAGCGTGGAGCGTTGACAGACTCGCGCCAATGATTGCAGGAACGCCAGCATTCCGGAGTTTGATTGGCGATCCAAAAATGAAGGACGGAGACAATACAATCCTGTTTAAGACGTTTAAGAACGGCGCACGAATTTCGATAGCGGGGTCGAATAGTCCAGTTTCATTAGCAAGCAGACCAATTCGATTGCTCCTCATGGATGAGGTTGACCGCTATCCGGAGTCAAGTGGAAGCGAGGGAGACCCTGTAACACTCGCATTGCGTAGGACTCAGAATTTCTTTAACAGAAAAATTGCTTTATTTTCAACGCCTACAATTAAAGGCGAAAGCAGGATCGAATCAGCATTTGAAGATAGTGACCAGAGATATTATAACGTCAAATGTCATAAGTGCGAAAAGCCACAAACTTTAAACTGGTCACAAGTTCGTTGGGAGAAAGACAAACCGGAAACTGCAACTTATCATTGCAAGGTATGTGATGCCAGTTGGTCAGACGTACAAAGAAAACAGGCAATCGGAAAAGGCGAATGGATCGCGACTCAGCCGTTTAATGGAATTGCTGGCTTTCACCTTAACGGTCTTTATAGCCCTTTTTCTGATTTGCATGAGTTCGCTTCATTATTTCTTCAGTCAAAAAATGCCGGACAAAGTGCGCTCCGCGTGTTCGTTAATACAGTTCTGGCAGAAAGTTGGGAAGACACTGAGGGCGACGAAATTTCAACTAATGAAATTATGGTTCGTGCGCGAAATTATCCTGAAACAATCCCCGACGCTTCCATCGGTGTTTTATGTGCAAGCGTGGACGTTCAAGCAGACCGGCTGGAAACATTGGTGTGCGGGTACTCGAAGGATCAGACATATATTATTTCTTTTGAAATTGCATACGGTAGTCCCACTAATCAATCGTTGTGGGATGACTTGGAAAACTATTTGCGACAAAGTTTCCCGCACCCATCGGGCAAAGATTTAAGAATAGCAAGAACATTTATTGACAGCGGGTATGAAACCGGAGCAGTTTACAATTTTTGTTTAAGGAATGGATCATCAGGAATTAGAGCAATCAAGGGCGTTGGAGGGATATCGAGGGCGGAGGTGGGACGTCCATCTTCAAATAATTCAGCAAAGTGCAATGTGTTTCCTATCGGCGTTGATACGCTCAAGACTCAGATTATGGCACGGCTAAAAATCGAAGATGACAACGCCAGTGGTTACATTCACTTTCCGGATTTCTTGGATGAAGAATTCTTTCTACAGCTGACGGCGGAGAAACTTGTTAAGCGTTATGTTAAAGGAATTCCGAAAATGGAGTTTAAGCGTTTAAGACCACGAAACGAAGCACTTGATTTAATGGTCTACAATCTAGCTTGCTTCCGAAGTTTAAATGCAAATTTTAATATGATACAAAAGCGACTCGATACAGTAAGAGAAAAAACGCCGGAACACAAACAACGAAAGTTTCAAAGAAATTTCATAACACAATGGTAATTTATGGCAGATTTATTTGACTCGACCAATTATCCAACAACTGAGCCGGAGTTACTTGTAATCGGTGATCGTTGGGTCTGGAAGCGCACCGATTTAGGGACTGACTATGCACCAAGTGCTTATGCGCTCAGTTATAACGCACGCTTACTTGGAACAGGCTCAACAACATTTTCGATAACTGCTTCGGAGTCCGGAACAGATTATATTGTCGAAGTCGGAAGCTCCACAACTGCTTCCCGCGTCGTTGGCGTATATGCTTGGAATATGTACATCACACGAAGTTCGGATTCTGAGCGCATCGCCTTAGACTCTGGGAAATTTGAGCTTAAAGATAATTTAGCAACTTCAAGCGCTGACCAGCGGAGTCATTCAGCTAAGATGGTCGATTATCTTGAAGCAACACTGGAAGAACTAGCACAAAAATTAACAACTGCATATTCAGTATCAGATCGCTCAAACACGCTTCGTTCAATGGAAGAAGTCAGCGCACAACTCAATTTCTACCGTGCTAAATATGATCGCGAAAGAATGGTTGATCGCGCTAAATCCGGACGGCGCACCGGTCAAAATATTCTTGTGAGGTTTTAAATATGGCATGGTATAACCCGACAACGTGGGGCAAGGCCGAACAGCGTCGGCGCATTCCCTATCGTAGAAATTACACCGGCGCATCTTCATCAAGGTTATTTGCAAATTTTCTTGGTAGCTCCACAAGTGCAGATAAGGAAATAAGACCTGCACTCCGGAAGATGAGGGATCGCGTCAGGCAACTTACCAGAAACGAACCTATTGCAACGAAGGCATTACAGATATATCGGACGCAAGTGGTAGGCGACAAGGGTCTTCGTCTTCAGGTTCGCGCGAGGAATTTACCAACATCAACAAATCCGAAAGGGTCGTTGGATATTTCCGGAAACGATATTGTTGAAACACTCTGGAAAGAATTCTGCCAGAAGGGAATTATTGAGGTATCACAGCGTCACAGTTTCATTGACTGCCAGCAATTAGTTATTGAAGGTTTAATCCGTGACGGCGAAGTTCTGGTCAAGCACGTTAGAAACGCCGATAACAAGTTCGGTTATTCCCTTCAATTTCTAGAGCCGGATTACCTAGATGAAGAATACAACACAACCTTGAAGAACGGCAACCGTATTGTCATGGGCGTCGAGTTAAATTCCATGAACCGTCCAATTGCTTATCATTTATTCGACGGCGCACATCCTTACGATGACATCGGGAAAACCGCCGGAAGGGTTCGTGTCCCAGCATCGGACTTGTTGCACATTTATCGACCGGATAGGGCACAACAAACACGCGGAGTAAGTGCATTTCATTCCGTCATGGATAAGATTCATCAATTAAACGGTTATGCTGAAGCGGAACTTGTTGCTTCTAGATTATCCGCGTCAAAACCGCTTGTCTTAGAAACTCAAGATGGCGTCGGTTATGCCGGAGATTCTTTCGAAGACGAAGCGCCAGTAATGTTAGCTGAAGCGGGAACAATTACACAACTTCCCGCCGGTGTCACAATGAAAAGCGTCGATACAGACCATCCAAATTCAGCTTATGCCGAATTTCATAAAGCGATGCTTAGATCAATCGCGACGGGTCTTGGATTAGATTACGTTACGCTTTCTTCGAATCTTGAATCAGTTAGCTATTCTTCTATCCGTTCCGGAACGATTGAAAGTCGAGATAATTACAGAATGCACCAACAATTTTTGATTGATCATTTCGCGCTACCAGTTTTTCGCGAGTGGTTAAATTTAGGGATGACTAAAGGTATTATTCCTTTCCCTATGGAACGTTATAACAAGTTCGCTAATAACGCGATTTTTAGACCACGCGGTTATTCGTGGGTCGATCCACAAAAAGAAGTTCA